CGGGTGAATATTTCGCTTACACCGACCACACGCAGGCGGTCACCGCCGACCATGGCGGCTCCATCGGCGAGGTGACCTACGAGCCGGTCCCGATCGACCGCGAGGCGATTGTTGCAGACGGCACGCTTGATCGCTCGGCGATCAAGATCAACTTCGACATCGACACCGGCATTGCCGAGCTGTTCCGGGTCTATCCGCCCTCGAACGTGGTCACGCTGGTCATCTACCATGGCCACCTCGACGATCCCGATGGGGCCTTCTCGGCCGTGTGGTCAGGCCGGGTGCTTGGCGCGGCGCGGGAGGGCAGCGAGCTGACGCTGCAAGGCGTTCCGGTGTCGAGCCAGATGCTTCGCCCGGGACTGCGCCGGCACTACCAGTACGGCTGCCCGCATGCGCTCTACGGGCCGCAGTGCCGGGCCGACAAGGCGGCAGCGACAGTGGCCGCTACCGTCGCCTCGCTGACCGCCACCACCGTCACCCTCACCGCCGGCTGGGAAGGCGCATTCGATCCGGGCAAGTTCGTGCGCGGGATGCTCGAGTGGACCCCGGCGGGTCAGTCGACCCAGCGCCGCACTATCATCCGCCGCTCGGGCGACACCCTCACCCTGTCAGGCATCACCAAGGATCTCGACGTGGCTGACGCGGTCGCGGTCGTGCTCGGCTGCAATCACCACGCCTTTGCCGACAAGGACGGGGATTGCGAGGGGCTGCATGTCCCGGTCGACGGGCTCACCCCCACAAACCTTCCGAATTTCGGCGGGGACCCGTGGATCCCGCTGAAGAACATCATCAACAAGAACCCGTATTATTGAGGTGGTATAGTGCCATTCTGGCTACTCATCGCCGCGGTCGTCGCGCTCACGGTGATCAATTACCTGATCACGCCGAAGCCCAAGACGCCCAAGCCCGATTCGGTGAAGGATCTCGACGATCCCACGTCCGAAGCCGGCCGCCCGGTGCCCGTGCCGTTCGGGACGATCACGATCAAGGGGCTGAACCTCCTCTGGTTCGGCGACAAGGGCAAGCGAACCTACAAGGTGGACGCATGACGGGCGCAGACTTCGAGGTCGGCGACGATCTGATCGTCACGATGGATGACTGCATCAAGGCGGGCTATTGTCCGTCCGGGGTGCGGGGGTGGTTCCGGGAACAGGGGCTCGACTTCCGCGCCCACCTAGCCAGCGGCACCCCGGCGAAGGCAATGCTCGCCACCGGCAACGGCCACGCGGTTGCGGTGGTCAAGCGGGCGATAGAACGCCGGCTGGTCGGGGTCGACCTGACCGGACTGGTGATCACGCTCGACGACGCCCGGGGCGCGAGCAAGTGCTCAGAAGGAATGCAGCAGTTCGCGGCGCGGACCGGCCTCGATTGGCGCCAGTTCGTGCGGGACGGCATCTCCGCCACGGCCTTGGTGGCGACCGGCGATCCCGAGGCGCTCGAAGTCGTGCGCCAGGCGGTGAGGAGCCGGGCCCATGGGTAAGGGCGGCACGCCTCAGACCGAGGTGACCGAGTATTACATGAGTGAGCACTTCGGCGTGTGCATCGGCCCGGTCGATGCGCTGCGGAAGGTAACGATCAAGGAGAAGGTCGCCTGGGAAGGGGTGCAAAGCGATCCCGGCAGCTTCGCCATCAGCCAGCCCGAGCTGTTCGGCGGGGTGAAGAAGGAAGGCGGCGTCGGCGGGGTCGTGGTCTACATGCCCGGCAAGGCCGACCAGCTGGTGCCCGACGCCTTCGCGACCAAGCTCGGCCGCCCGGACGGCGCCAGCACACCCGGCTTTCGCGGGATCACCAGTCTGCTGTTCACCGGCCAAGCGATCATCAGCGCGCTCACCGGCATGTGGACCGTGGGCGGGACGATTTCCAAGCTCAGCCTCCACGGTGGTCGGCAGGACGGGTTCTATTGGAGCGCGAATAGCCCCTATCTCCCGGGGGTGTGGGCCACCGTACAGCGGATCTTCCGCCGCTCCGACGACACCGAGCAGTGGTATTCCGAGAAGGCTGCGATCCTGCAGGGTGCGTTCGCCAGCGACTATTCCGGCAAGGAGGTCGTGATCAATTTCTGGCAGCAGAGCCTCTCGCAGACGCCGCCCGACGATTATGCCCGGATGGGGATCGAGTTCCTCGACATCGACGACAATCAGCTGTCGATGACCTGGTCAACCACGCCCGATAATGGCGGGGATCGCGACCTGCTGGTGTGGGTCGCCAATTCCGTCAGCGCGGTGGCGCCGGCCGGCACGGTCAAGGCTAGGGCCTGGATGGAGTTCGATAAGCACTCGCGGTTCATGCACAATGCCTACATCGACGACATTGTCGCGACGGTCGATGGGGAGGCGTTCGGCCCGATCAACGGCGGCGCCGAGACGGGCGACATGACCGGCTGGACGAATTATTTCAGTGGGGCCGCAGTCTATACCAACGACCCCCATTCCGGCAGCTATCACTTCGGCAGCACGACGACCGGCGTGAACCTGAATTACCAGGAATTGTCCGTCTCCGGGCTCGTCTACGACATGAACCCGGCGCACATCATCCACGAGTGCCTGACCGATGCTACGTGGGGCATGGGCACGCCCGAGACCGCGCTCGACGACATCGCGTTCCGCGCCGCGGCCGACACGCTCTATGCCGAGCGCTTCGGGCTGTCGCTGCTGTGGACCCGCCAGGCCAAGATCGAGGACTTTGTCCAGGAGATCCTCAACCACATCAACGGCGTGCTCTACGTCGACCCTGCCACCGGCCTGCTGACCCTGTCGCTGATCCGAGGCGACTATGACCCGGACACGCTCGACGAGCTGACCCCCGACAATGCGGTCGTCACCAACTTCTCGCGTAAGCTGTGGGGCGAGATCACCAACGAGATCATCGTCACCTGGACGAACCCGGCGAATGAGCAGGAAGAGACGATCACGGTCCAGGACGATGCCAGCATCGCCACGCAGGACGGCGTGGTCTCCGACAGCCGCAACTATTACGGGGTGCGCACCGCGGCGCTCGCCATGGACCTCGCCATGCGCGACCTGCGCAGCGCCGGTCAGCCGCTCGCCAGCTGCACCGCCGAGGTTGACCGCAGCCAATGGGCCATCCGCCCGGCTTCGGTGATCAAGCTCACCTGGCCGGAATACGGGCTGTCGCAGCTGGTGATGCGCGTGCTCACGGTCGATTATGGCAAGGTCGGCGACCCGTCGATCAAGCTCGAGCTGATCGAGGACGTGTTCGGGCTCGACGTCGGCACTTACGACAGCCCGCCAGCGACCGAGTGGACCGATCCCTCGCAGGCGCCGACCGACCCCGACGAGGTCGAGATCTTCACCCTGCCGCTGTTCTTCGCCGCCCACACCCTGGTCGCGTCGTACATCTCGAACCCGACCTATCCCGAAGTGCTCGCCGGGGTACTGACCAGCACGACGAATGCCGACGTGTTCGAGGCACAGCTGTGGGACGAGGTTACGCTCTCGACCGGCGGGACGCAGTGGGCCGGGCTGGGCACGCTCAACATCATCGGGCGGGCCACGCTGGCGGCTGACCTCCCGGCGGAAGCGACCAGCGCCGGCGTGACCTTCGCCGACCTGGTCGGGCTCACTGCCCCCGTTACGGCCGGGTTTGTGCTGATCGGCGAGGCGGGCGAAGAGGGCAACGAGATCGCTCAGGTGACCGATGACGCCAGCGGCTTCGATCTGGCGCGCGGCGTACTCGACACCGTGCCCCGCGCCTGGCCGGCCGGGACGAAGGTGTGGTTCGTCGACGGCTCCACCTTGTTCGAGGACAGCCGAGTGCACTCTGCGGGCGAGCTGCTCGACGTCAAGGTGCTGACCCGGTCCTCGCTCGGCCAGCTGCCGCTTGCCTCGGCGACCCTGCACAGCGCGACGCTTAGCGATCGCCCGTGGCTGCCCAATCGGCCCGCGAACGTCGTGGCCTACGGCGAAGCGTGGAGCAGCGCGGCGGCGCCGATCGACGCGCTCGACCGCCCCAACCCGTGGATCACGACCACCTGGGCTAACCGCAACCGGCTTGAGGAGGACAGCCAGGTCCTGCTCTGGACCGACGCGACGGTCACGCCGGAGAGTGGGCAGACGACGACCATCGAGGTTCGCGACGGGCTCACCGGCGATCTGCTCGACACCCATGCTGGCCTTACCGGCACGAGCTTCGATGTGCCGGACTCCAGCTTCGCGGCGGCCGGGCTGGTGGAGCTGCGCTTCCTCGCCGAGCGCTCGGACGACGACGGGGATTTCGTGAGCCTGCAATACTTCTCGCATTGGCTCCTGGTGAACGCCGCGCTGCGGAGCACCGAGGCCGACGAACTGCGCTTGGATGAGGGCGGCAGCGGCCGCCTCACGGAGGACTGATCATGACCGGGCATATCACCGATTTCACCGCGGCGGGCACCTTGACCGGCGACGAGCTGCTCGAGGTTTCGCAGCTCTCGACGACGGTGAAGATCACCGGAACCACGCTCAGCGCGCTCGCCAGCGACAACAGCTACAATGATAGTGCGAGCGGGTTTCTGGCGGCCGGCTTCGCGGTCGGGATGCGCGTCAACGTCTCCGGCTTCACCGGGAACCCTGCGAACAACCTTACGGTGGGCATCGTGACGGCAGTCACCGCAGGCAAGCTGACGATCGGCGGGACCGATGGCAACGTGATCGTCGATGATGCGGCCGGCGAGAGCGTGACGATCGCCCAGTGGACGACGCGGCGTGTCACCGTCGATGCACTGGCCGGAGCTGGGGCGTTCCTGCCGCTGACGGGCGGCACGCTTTCCGGCGACCTTGTCGTGCCAGCTGACCCCTACGATTCGACTGGCTGGAATGGCTCGCTGGAGGTCCCCACCAAAGACGCGGTGCGCGATGCGATAGAGGCGCTCGTCGCAGGTATTCCCGGTTCGTACACGGACGAGCAGGCCCGGGATGCAATCGGGGCGGCTCTTGTCGCAGGCACCAACATCGCGATCACCGTGAACGACGCGGGGGACACCATAACCATTGACGCGACCGGCGGCGGTGGTGGTACGACCGATCTTTCGACCGAATACACCTCGACGTCGCCCAGCGCGCCCGGTGCCGGTCTCACGATTTTCGACCGCAAGCGGGCCGGACGCCATGGCCTCTCGGCGCGGTCACCCAATGCCATGTGGGAGGTGCAGCGCGCCCTTGCCTCCTCGCATATCAAGTGGGCGGTCCCCAACGGTAGCAGCACGATACAAGTCATGGGGATCAACTCCGGGAACTTTAGCGGCAGTTCTGGCTCGATCTCGACCTCCAACACCCTGACCAAGCTGCGCCGGCACGTCATCCAGACTGCCGGTTCGTTTGTGGAGGAAAAGAGCTTCAACGAGGGGAGCAAGCATTTCTGGCTCACCGGGGGGTTCTTCGTCGCGTTCAGGTTCGGTCTCGAATCGATGGCCAACTCGTCCTTCCAGTGGTTCGTTGGGCTCAACACGACCGCCCCCATCGGGGCAGACCCGTCGACACAGACCAACATGGTCGGGTTCGGGGTGGATGCGGCGGATTCCAACGTCCAGTTCATGATTAACGATGGTTCGGGCACGGCAACCAAGGTGGACCTCGGTGCGAGCTTCCCTGGCAAGACCAGCGCGGCAGTCTACGAGGCGCGGCTCTACTGCGCCGCTGGGGGATCGACGGTCTACTACTCGCTGGAACGGCTCGACAGCGCGCAATTCACGGAAGGTTCGGCGACCACCGACCTGCCAGTCAGCACGACGCTGATGGGTGCCTACTGCGGGACGCGCAACAACATCACCACGGCCTCCAGCGCCATCGCCCTGATCAATTTCTATGCCGAACTCGATGTCTGACGGCGGTTCGCCCGCCCACCTCCGTCCGTAGCGAACCTACCGCCACAACTGACATCCCCGTAATTCTGAGACGGTGCTGCCAGGGGTTAGCGAATGTTCATGGTGATGCTGGTGGTTGTGCTCTGTCTCGGGATCTGGCGGTACGCGCCTTGGCCGATCGCAGGCGGGCTCCTGTCATGACTATGTCCAACAGCCTCGGCGACTCCGCGCAGGTC